GTGTAGAGGTCAGTGGTAGGATTGAGATCGCCGACCCAGTCAGAATTCTCAGTGTTGGCACCATTGTCGCCACCAGTGAAGTTAGCAACGTTGGTCTTACCACCGAGGTTAGTAATGTTCCAGCCATCAAGAGTGTTTGCTGGAGGAACATCATTGACCAAGAATTCGTCAGCGATGCCATCATATCCAACGCGAACATAAGCCGATGTGGCATTGACCTTAGTTGGGAAGAAGGTGTCCGCTGTGGAATCCAAATACGTCAGGTTGTCGATCGTCTCAACCAACTCAGTGTTGTAGAAAACCAGCAACTTCTTGGAACCAGCCGCGGAGCCAGGGCCAATACCAACCACCAGGTTAGAGTTGGTGGCTGAATCAGAGTTGGCCCAGGTGCCTTCAGAAGAAGCCCACAGGTGAAGAATTCTGTATGTGTCGAAAGCGCCACCACTATCAAGGCCATCAGCGCGCTTGACCTTGTAGATGCGAGCGGTGGTGTAGTTGGCTTGGAGAGGGAGAGACTGATAACCCAGTGAGGTTACACCTGAAGGATACAGTGTGATTGTGCATCCACCAGTGGTATTGTTGGCCACCACGGATTTTACTAGCACTTCACCTGTATCAGTCGCTAGACCAACTGTTGGGTTGGTAGAGTTACTGATCTTGATAAGATCACCGGCAGAAAGGGCAGCAGCCGTCATCACACCGCCAACGGTGGCTGATATGCCAGTATCACTGAAAGATGTTAGTGAGGCGTAGGTGAATGTGCTGCCAGAGGCAGTGAGAAGTGTGTATGTGCCGTTAAAGACACCATTGCCACTGGAAGCAACAACATTCTCGATTTTGATTTGGTCACCAACCGCGTAGTTGTGAGCAGAGGATGTAGTGGCAGTCACTGTGCCGCCTGAAGCACTGATAGCTGTGATAGTCTTCTTGCTTAGGTCGGCAGTGCACTCCAAGGTAAACTCACCCTTGGTTCCAGAGACAGTAGCAGAGGAACCAGAACCCACTCTGTTGGTAACAAAGGTAAAAGCTGAGAGGAATGCTTCAGCAGAGGTCGCCGCACCAGATTGAGAGCTACGATAGATGGTTGAACCATTCGCGTAGGTGTACTGCAGAGGAGTGTCAATAGTAATGGTGTCCGCACCCACATTAACGTTAGAGATTACAGCGTTGGAGGTAGTCTCAACTTCGCCTTGAGCATCAATAATTCTGATGTAATCACCAACAGTAAAGTGATTGGCATTTGTGACTGTGATTGTGGATGTGCCAGAAGCAGCGCCGCTAGCATTGTCAACAACGCCTGTTGACTCGTACTGATGGCCAATGCGGACAATCAAGCTGCTGCCGCTGAAGTCAGCAACTGAAGCGGCGGTCACAGCCAACTGACCGGCCCAACCAGCATCGTTGGTGACATTCGAGTCACCGAACTTGTTGGCGAACTCCGTCAGAGAGTTTACCAGAGTTGGAGTGTTGAACGGTCCCTTGTTGGCAACGCCAGTGAGTCCGCCACGAAAACGACTGAGAGTGACAGGAGCAAAACTCTTGTCAATTACAGAAGCATAAAACCCCGGGAATGTCGTAGGTGAGGTAGCCATAAATTCTGTTCTAATTACTTTTGTGTTTTAACTCGATGAAATCTTCGGAATGCGTCCATGGTTCTATCGATGTTGGCCTCCTTAGGAGTTGGCATCTCTGAAGCACCTAACATTCCTTCTGATACTGTAGCGCCGACAGGATTTGAAGAGTTGCCAACGACTAACTCAACCTTTGGCTTCTCTTCTCGTCCCTCTCCTGTAATGTCACCAATCGACCGGAGAAACTCTCCAGGAGGACGGGGCATTTCAAAAGAAGGCAAACTCTCCTCAATGCTCTTCGGTTCATTGATCACTGACTCCTGTATTTTTGGAGTCTCGACCTTCTTCGAAGATTCGGTCCTAACCGTGTTTGTTGGACCAGCAGACGGCTTATCACCCAAGATGGTTGACAAAGCCGGATCACGATTTGGAACTAGAGATGGATCAAGTTCCTTAGTCGCATTTGGAGTGGTGTCTGGAGCGACAAGAGCGAGTGATGGTTGAAGAAGGTCTTCCTTGTCTAAGTTGACAGTGTTATGCTTTACCTTCTCTGCATCCTCAACTTCCTTTGTGGTCAGAAGTGGGTCAGCATCGGCTGGTATTAGGCTTTTGTCTTCAGCCTCTCCCAGAATTGACTCGATGGCCGACTTCTTCTTATCCTTAGGATTGACTCTGTCTCTCAGTCTGGCCATGAGCTCTGGGGCTGGATTTACCAGCACAGGAGCCACATCAGCCGTGACTGTTTCAGACACGGGTTTGCGCTTACGTCTCAGATGAGGTAACACCTTTCGACGAGGCTGCTGATGAGTAGACGACGCTGTGTTAACCATGACAGGCACAACTTCAACTGCGCCCATGGAACCAGTGCCAGTAAACTCACCCAGTATGCGTCGAACAGAATTCACCTTAAAGGGCAATAAGTTGATTGACTTGAAGAGGAACCTCGTCACCGTTGTGGAGTTGAACGGTGGCTAGTCCACTGTCAAGGTCGATCTTCTTGACTTTGCCTTTGAGACCAGCTGTTGGGAATGTGGGATCATCAATGATGGCCACATCACCACCAACCTTTACGTTGTTAAGACCAAGGGCCGTGTTAGCAGCCTCAACAATGGTCTTTGGCTTCTTCAGGTCCACTGTCTCCAGGGCCTTCTCTAGGATTTGCTTGGCATTCATGTTGCGATTTAACTACTAGTACCAGACATCGATTTCAGAATATCATTCCCGATATCCCGGCCCTCAAACCAATCCGTGCCACGGGTTAATCGTGACAAGGTTTCGTCTGAGAAGCCTTCAGCAGTAATAACAACCTCTGAGTCTTGAACTTTGACTTCAAACCTTAAGTCTATGGCTAAGCTGTTGATCTGTTCCTTTAGCTTGGCCACTCTGGCATCAAGATCAGACAGAGGAAGTTTTCTTGTGGAGTCGACAAACTCTTTGAAAAGAGCCTCAGATATCAGCATTCTTTCGGAGTCTGAGGCCGAGTTCAAAGTATCAGACAAGGCATCATTTGCTATGGATACCATGTCAATCATAGACCTTTTCTAACAAATTCTTGAGCCAGTTGGCCTGCTGGGCTCATCTCAGTTGGATGAACATAACTGACATTAACAAGAGGTTTTGCATCACCCTCTGGAACGATTGAGCATTCAACATACATTCCTAACCACACATTTGTCTGCTGCCAGTATGCTTCAGGTGGCAGTACAACGTTAATTATTGCGTATCTGTATCCATTCCAAAATACCATGTCTCCTCTTTCAGGAAAATAGTCTATGCACTCTTCTGCTAGGATGCTATTGGCCAACCAGAATCTATCGTTCCTCTTAGGCACCAAACCTTGGGCTGTAAGAGTCCAATTCGGCTTTTCAAAATAGTTTATTGCTGGTATGTCAAGCTGTCTTGAAAAGCCGGTTCTTTCGGGCAACGGAACGTGCCAAAGAGTATCGATTTGAGAGTTATTTCTGTTGACTTCCATGAACCTTGGAAAAGGTCTTGGGGAATGCTTCCGCACGTATTCTGCCTGAATACGTAAGGCTGTCTGAGTATCATAGCGCTTGAAGATCTCAGGGTCGTACAACCACTCTTTTCGTTGATTGAATCTCACAACATAACTATGTTCTCACTAAATAGACTACGTAAGGAAGCTGAAAATCTTGATCCAGATGATGGGATAAAGATGACATCAGGCTCAGAGATTTCCATCATCTGTGAAAACGGTTCAAGGTTTGATGTCCCTCCGGACATAGCCAAGAAAGTATTTGGAAGCCCAGAAAATCTGGAAAGGTTGAAAGAATGTTTCTCAGGTTCAGAAAGTCTTGAGTTGCATAATGTTAGACTGTCAGATGAAGTATGGTTGCTTGTTGAAGAGATTTTTGCGTTGGTTGACGAGATATGATCTATCCAGGAATGCCTGATGTTTGCTGTCAGTGTAAAAAACTCAAGGCAGCAAATCTTGGTAAGCACAAGCCGGGTTACAGATACAACACGCACATCTTTACATGTTTTGAGTGCCTGTCAAAACCAAGAGTTCAACGGTTGAATCGTAAAAACAACGAGACACCACCAGAGAAAGAGGTCAGGATGTGGCTTCAAGAAAACAACGTGGAAGCCACAGCTGAGTTCAAACTGGGACCATTCATCTATGACTTTGCCGTTCCAAACTTGGGTCTACTGATCGAACTAGACTCAAGAAGGTACCACATGCACAAAAGGCACAGAATCAGAGACCAAGCCAAGGACAAAAATGCAGCCGACAAAGGTTGGACTCTACGCCGGGTGCGCATTGGACCCCATATGGTCATAGACGTTGAGAGGGCCATCATCGAGCAAAAAGCAACTATTCGAGAATAAGTTGTTTACAAAAACTCCAAGTCAGGTATACTCAGCATCATGTGTGCTATTATTGGTTGGAAGGGAAACATTGGCAAGTCACTTCTTCGTGAGTTTTTCCGAAGGGCAGAACCATCTGGGCCCATGTCCACTGGGCTGATGACAATTGACAACGTAGGTCGACGTGGTGGCGAAGACTATACCTTAGATCTCTGGAAGAAGGCGATCTCAGCGAGTGTTGCTCTTCGAAATCATAACCATCGGTTAGATCGCATGTCTACTCATAGTATGGGCATTGGCCATACTCGCTACGCAACACACGGTCGAATCTGTGATGAGAATGCTCATCCTTTCTCAGACAATGGCGTGCACTTCGTCCACAACGGAGTGATCAGCAACTATCGTCAGATTAAGTCTGATGCAATCGTTGACTCTGAATGTCTTGGGCCACTCATTCATCAACGTGATATTTCACCAGCTTGGGGATCCGTTGGACTGGCTTGGTTTGAACAAATCGATGGCCAGTGGAAGATGTTCGTCTACAGGCACCAGCAAAGCTTGCTAGCTGCACATGGTCTGGTAATTGGTGACTCTGGCACACTAACCCCTGCAGTATTGATCGCGTCACGTCAGCAGCACTTCCCAAAAAATCACATTCACAACATGACGTTGATTGAACTGAAGGAAGGTGTGGCCTATGAAGTCACCAACGATGGACTGGTGGAATCTTGGCATAACCAAAGCTCAGCCAAGGAGTTCGTACGTCAGACCCATCGAAATGGGTGCTACATTGGTGGCTAAGTAGTTGGCACCACAGCACGGACATAACGTCCATCTGTAAATGAGTCCAGAGGACCTTTGGTGCTCAAGGAGGATGATATGTCAGAGAGATCTATAGGCTGACCTGGAGCCTCATAGTTAGAGGTCGATATCGAATCCGCGGGACGAGACCTGTTGATATTAGAAACAAGAAATTCTCCACGTTGCAGTTTTATGGTGGAGACAGACGTGCCTTTTGTGATTACGTGAGAAACAGCCACCACAGTATAGGTTCCACCCCATGGTGATTGAGAGGATGACGCCGAATTTAAGGTGACCCGTATAATGTCATTGAGTTGAATTGGATAACCCTTCTCAACTGTTAGCACACATTCTAACAAGTCAGTTCTGGCCCAATCATATTCAGACTGAGCCATGGCCTTTAACTCATCAAACCTATTGGCTGATGGGTGAATACCCACAATCAGCTTACTTAGTGACTGAAGATCTGGTGATTGGTTACCATGAATTGGAACTTTCTGAGGATCAGATTCAAAAGCGTATACCTGTCCCTCATATGGATCAATGCCAACTACTTTTACTCCAGGAGCACCTTCATCCACAGCGTCCTGAACTCTACTCGACAACACAACTTTGGTGCCAGAAAGGTCAAATACACTGGCATTACGTATGGTAGCAACGTAGTCTAAGGTGTGAAAGTGCAAGACATTGTCTTGTACGAAATATCGAAACCCACCATGTCCAAAATTATTTACGGCTCTAACAGCTAGTTTGGCAAGAAAATCAGAGTCAGTTTGGTTGCTCTGAATGTAAGACCAGGATCCCTGAGTGGGTTCAACCAGATAGTTTAGGCCATTATCAATGGCAATCTTCTCAACTATGGATTGTATCGTGCCGTTGTGGAAGCGTGTTTTGTATTGACGCTTGGCTGCTCCCAGAAAGTCGTTAGTTACAAATGTGATGGAATATCCCTTGCCCAATGGGATAATGTCCGTGTACATTAGGATGTGTTTTTGCCAAGGAAACCAAAAAATTCCTTGGCCCTGTGACACGCCAATTCGAATCTTGACATTTGGCGTTGTTTGAAGAATGGAGTTCTTGGTCAGAACATCCACCACGGAAAGATTGACTGTCGTGAACTGGTGTAAATGACGAGCAGTGTTGTTGATCGACAGAGTGATCTCTGATCGTTCGTGAACCAAGTCAGGAACTGTCAGGTAACCGTCAAACTGGAGGCCCAAATCAATCTGTACCTGAAATGTTCCATCAACTTGTAGTTGGCCCTTTTCAATCATTTCTGACCTAGAATGCGACTAGTCACATTTGGTCGTGGGCCTCTTCCACCTTTGGGCATTGATGAACCAGCAAGACCTGGGTGTTGAACAGGGCCACGCTTACCCGATGTGCTAGCTGATACGTCGTTCGACTTCATAACCCCATCATTTGAGGGGTTGACGATCTGCTTATTAACTTTCAGGAACAGATTGACACCAGCGGGGCCCATCTGTTTTAACCCACTACGACGGGCATAACGCTTAGCGTCAGCCGGCAAATTCAACTTGTGGATGTCGTCTCTCACAGAGAGTTCCACGGAAGCTGATCAGCACTTTGATCAAATGAAGGAGGATAGAGCTGATTGACTCCACCTGTCTCATTGATGTTAACGCTGGCCATGATTTCCCAGTTGATCAAAGCTTCCATCTGAGCTCGCACAGTGCTTGTGCCATTGGTACAAGCAACCTCAAGTACAGTCTGAGTTGGTGTGAAGTCCAACGACTTGAAACCTGTGGGAACCAGTGTTACTGGTGAGCCAACGTTGGTACGTGTGCCACTTGAGACGTAGGCATTGTCAACACCCTTAAGCTGCAAAGTAACGGTCTGATCACCCACATTCTGGAAAATCAGTCTGGACTTTACACCTTCAGGAGCCAGATTGTCAATGGCCAAATTACGAAGGCGAAGTGTCGTATAGCCATTAACCGCAGTGAAGTTTAGCGGAGCTACACGAGCTAAAGGTTGTGGATATTCTCCAGGATTCATGTGGAATTATTGTTGTGGCACTCCAAGCTTCTGAAGTTCCTGTTCAAGATTTGCAACATCATCGGCCTGGTTCGCCACCGCGCCAGCTTCCTCAGCTCCAGCCGTAGCTTCCTCTTCAGCCTCTGTGCCTTCCTCTTCCTTGGCCACATCAGCTTCTGGCTTCATCTCAGCAGACAGAGCTTGAATGCCAGTGTTCAAGGACTTGATTCCACTGTCAATGCTCTTAAGCAAGTCAAGAGCATTTGAGTGGGCGGCTTCACCTTCTGTAGGAGGTGTTTGGGCCTCAGCGTCCTCAATTAGCTGACCGATTATTGAAAGCTCCTCAGTTAGAGATCTCATATTGCACAAACTATCTACCATTACTCGATTCATAGACTCATTGGGACGACCCTTTTCGGGTTTAAGATTGATGGCTGGTGGCTTAATTTTTTGGGCCTGTTCAATGTTTTCAGGCATCTCAGGTTGCTCACTCTCAGGTGGTTGTGGCAATTCTGAGGCTTGCGGCTCCTCGGTAGCTGGTATGCCAGGTAACTCATCAGCGTTAGGCTGAGGTTGACCAGCTCTAGAGGACGCCTTGGCCGCAGCAAATCTTGCATCTCTGGCCCTAGCCGCAGCCATCTGCTGTGGCAGATTAGTCCAACGATTATTAGCGTAGGTAACAAGATTCGATAGCACACCATCTGGTGTCTTGATTCCTGTTTTTGGCAAATCCCACATCAAACCCTGAAGGTAATTTTTTAAGGCCAAAATATGCTTACAAAGACCTGGTCTGTTTGTTGGGTTTGTGATTCTTGGGGCCCTGTTAAGGGCCTGATTCATCGAGCCGGCTCCTACCTTGCTGGCTCCTCTTTGCTTATTTGTCCATGCCCACCTGTATCGATAGTCTTGACACGTGCAATCCACTAAACAGGGTATCTCTGTTAGAGCCTCTGTCTTCTTTGGCTTATTGAATTTTATGTAGCCGTGATGACGTAAACCCGTGGTAGATGGGTTAGACTTAAAGTTGAAGATGTGGTACTGCGCATCATCAAAGGCCTTCACATCCAGAGGTGGGCCTTTTACAGTATTTGACCTGACGATTCTTTTTGGCTCTGAGAGGTTGAAGAGCTGGGCAAAGCTCAAAGCCTCACAAAGGCATCCTTTCGCCACGTGCTTATGCTCTTTTAGGCTGTTTTTCAATGTCTTTGAAGGTTTTTACCACACCTCTGTCACCTGCCACTTGGTCGAGACTTTGACCATAGAGCACAGTGTCTTCAGGTTGGATGTCAAAATAGTTCTCGATCTGACCTTTTAAGGCCCGCACAGAGGCTGGATTGGCAGCCACTATTACCACAGACGGCTTAGCATCTGCTATTTCAGATGGTGGTTCAACAAGTGTGGAGAAGAGCGGTCGTATGGACGATATTTTAGACGCTGGAATATAGTCAGATAGCGGCTTGTACTCAGCGTCAAGCACTCTTATCCCTGTGTCGAACTTTATCACCCCTCTCGTCACATAGGAGCGTATCTGATTAAAGTCGAAATCACCATCAACGCCATTGATCTGATAGACGTAATCCGTTCCATCTAGCTTCAGAGTCTTCGAAGCAGGTTTAGTCATGGAAGAACTCTTGTGGACGATGACTAGGCCATGCTTTTTCACAAGCTGGTCCACAAGCTCTTTTGAAGAATGAGTGATACGGACGTCACTTCCACTGCTCAAATCATCGACAAAAGCCTCAAGAGACCTGTTTAAGTCCATGGGCGAGTAGAAGCTTCCTCCATCGATATAGTGCTGGCCTGCTGTCAAAAAGACAGTCCCATACGGCACCGACTCCATCAATGGTGTTCTACAAAACATCATACTAACTACGATGTCACAGTTCAAGCTTCGGAAAATCCAACTTAAGAATTGGATGACGATCCGTGACCAAGAGATTGAGTTCCCAGACCAAGGATTGGTATTCGTCTCAGGTGTCGATGAGTCCAGTCAATTTGAATCCATAGGCTCTGGAAAAACCAGTCTGGGCGAAGCCCTAAGCATTGCGGTCTGTGGGATCCGTGGTAGATACTCCTCCCTAGGCCATTATAGCACGAATGAGAAAGGCAATACGTTGGTCATGGTTGAGGGGTCTTTCCAAGACAAAGGCCTGGTCATTGAGATGGGTTACAAGTTCAAAGACCTGTCCAAGACGGGTGAAGGCCTTCGTTTTAAGACAGGTGAGACAGTCATTTCAAGATCCCATGTGGACCTTACTCGAAATGAGTTGAGCCAGACTCTCGGCATCACTCCAGAAGTAGCAAAGTGGTCTGTCTACATTGATGGAGATAACTTGGACTTCAGCTCACTCTCACAAACTCAAGCAGTTGAACTAATGATGGCTGCACTAGGCCAGCCATCGTGGGCATCATACTACGAGAAGGCCAAGAAAACTCTAAATGAACTTAAGAGTGATGTGGCTGCTAAAAAGTCATCCAAAGAAACCATGCTTGAGATGATTGAGACAACCAAGCAAGGTATCATCAAAGCCGGCGAGTTGCTAGACAAAGAGAAGACACACTTCGAGAACCAAAAGGCTGTGATGGCTCAACAACTGGAAGAAGCCACGAAGAAGCTGAAGGGCCTAGAGATTGAGATTGACGAAAGGGCTAAGAAACGTAAGGACATCAAAGCCAGTATCAAGAAGATTGAGGATAGCCTAGCAGAGCAAAATAAGGCTCTTGAGATTGAAGAGATGAAGCTTAGAAATGAGAAGGCTCACATTTCTCAAGAAAAGAAGCCACTGACACTGATTGAAAATCAGGCAAGCAATGAACACTACAAAGCTGATCTGGACCTCAAAAATCTAAAGTTGAAGCCCAAAGAATGTCCCACATGCAAAAAACCTTGGGACAAAGGACCATCTGATTCTGACATTGAGAAAGCCCAAACCAAAGTCCAACAGGCTTCAGATAAGCTTAAACAAGTAAGAGCCCAGATTGATGAGATCCGTGACCGTGAGGATACCAAACAGCTGGAGATTGACGAGCACCAGAAGAAGCAACGACAGCTGAATGTAAAAGACCAGGTCAGAGGATTCTCAAACGAGTTGGATACTCTTGACAAGCTTGATGTTAAAGCCTCCAATGAGTGCAAATCCTTAGAGGTACAGATTGCTCTACTAAACAAAGGGCCCTCAGACTCAAATCTTGTAAAAGCCCAAGGAATACTAGATTCCAAACAAGCCAGCCTTGTTGAGTACGAAGAAAAGCTAGTCAATGTGACAGCTGAACTAGAGGAGAATCAGGAGCTCTGTAAGGTGGTGGAATATTGGTCTGGGGCCTTCAACAGTTCTGGCATACCAAACATGGTACTTTCCAGGTCAGTGGACCCACTGAATCAAGTGTCCATGGCATTGTCACACCGGATGTCTGGTGGCACCCTGGGCATCTCCTATGAGACAACCAAAGAGTTGACCAGTGGAGCTGAGAAAAACTGCCTGAACATCAAGGTGAAGAATTCACGAGGTGCATCCAGAGTTACGGGCAACTCAAAAGGTGAGAGTGGCCTGACTAACCTGATTGTGGCTGAAACAATCACTGAGGTTGGACGAGTTTCCTCTCGTATTGGATTTCGCTGGTATGATGAAGTGGTCAACTCACAGGATCCCAAGGTTCGCAAGTGCATACTGTCATATCTCAAAGAGACTGCGAATAGACTAGGAATCTTGATCTTTGTGGTTGATCACCACCCAGAAGTCTCAGCCTATGCTGATCATGTCCTTAGAGCCACGAAAAGCAAAGAAGGTGTCACGACCTTCTCGTGGGTCTAAATGCCTTGGTTGCTCACAGTGTTCTGATTAAGATTGTTAGGATTCTCACCAATGCCCACATATCGGTTGAGTTGTGGCTGACCTTCAGTTAAAGGCACAGTGTTGTAGAGGTTTCCTAGCACGTCTTGGGCAAAAGCACTGAGACCACTGAGCTGGAATGGAGATGTAGCAGCTCCACCAAAGTAGTTTGAGAAGCCTGGAGCATGTACGAAAATGAATGAAAAGTCCGCAGATGTTGGGACGTTTCTGATTCCATTTGGCCCATATTCCACAGCACCTCTCATCCATGGGCCTTTAAGCTTAACACTGACACTGTTGACATAGCCGTAGCACCGAATTCCAGGGGCTCCATTACGATCACCAACCGATATCAAGTCTAATAGACAAGCTGGAGGAAACACAGTTGTGGCTTGACCAGCATTGCCATTAAAAGCAATCGATTCATCTTGGCCCACTGACGCTGGAGTGCCAACAGCTGATGAATCCTTTGGTGGATTTGGAGCTCCACCAGAATGAGTTGTGCCAGAAGCCGCAGAGTTATAGTAGTTTCCAACAGTAACAGATATGTTGGAGCGATCAGCGCTGTTGTTTATTGGCAACAAAAGTGAATGAAGCTTGGCTGACATTAGCAGCAAAGACAGTCCACCTTTACTGCAGAATGGATCCTGGTAGTGCAGTGAAAAAGAGATTGGAATCTTTAGAGGATTGGTTTTCTTGTAGAGATGTATGCCATCAGGAGTATATGGAGCTGAAGTTTGGCGGTAGTCAGCTTCTCTGGCCAACTCCACAATCTCAGGCATTGAAGGGAAGTTGATAACCGTTGACGATGAAGCCTCGTTGCTTCGATTACTCGTCAAGTAGTCAGCCACGCCATTGTATGTAGAGCCCAGTGATACAAGACGACCAAGAACAGATGGACGTCTGTCCAACGGTCGTTGCGTGTTGACCGGAGGACTGATGTAGCCTTGTTTCTGGCTTATGGGGTATTGTGCGGGCATATCTTAAAAAGCAGATTGTGTGGAGTAATCACCATATCTCTGGATTCGCTGCATCTGCTCGTAGAGGTCACGTTCGTCCTGTTGCTTACGAGCATCATCAGCTTGATTCTGTGAGATCGAAACTTGTCTCTCGAGATACTTAACCATTTCAGTTAGCAAGGCCAACTGATCAGTCTCATTCTTAGAAGGAGGACGACTCTCGGTGACAAGCTGGCTTTCCTTAGCTGCAATAGCATTTCTAAGGTAGATAACATCACGTTGAGCCAACTCACTCTTGAACTCAGCGGCTTGAGCGGCAGATATGGTTTGAGCGCCACTCGCTCCACTCATCATTTCAGCAATGTCTTTTTCACGAGTGGCAAGCATCTGGCCAAAACTTGTTGAACGACCACCAGCACCTTCAACAGTGATTGACTTCAACCTTTCAGCGTCAGTTAATCCTTCAGCAGTGCTTATTGAGGCGCCACGCGCTTCAGATGTGCGACGTAAAATGGCCTTTCGGATTGATTCAGCATCACGGCCTCTGGCTTCATCATTTTCTCTACCTTGAGAAATTACGTCTCTTAAATCTGATACAGGATTTCTTCCAGTTACAAGCTTGTAGATTCCACCCGCAGCTAAGGTTAGTGCAGCAGCAACTAGTGTAAGAGGATTGACTAAGGCTAGTAAGGCTTTGGCCACAGGCACGAAAACTACCTTAAGAGGGTTAACCAGAAAATTCATTAGCATGGCCCCTATGCCTGTGGAGGCCGCAGCACCTGCTGCGCCAGCTCCAGCACCCGCAGCTGACATAGCTCCTGAAACAGCTGCTCCAGTGCTAGTGGCCAGTAGTTGAGCATTTAAGGCCCGAAGTCCAGCCATGGCAATAGGAGCAACTATGGCCAACTGCTTGATGCTGTTGATTAGTAGTCCTAAAGCACCCACGGCCACAACACCACCAACAACGGCGAGTGTCTCAAACACCAACGGAAGACCTCTGAGTTTTTCAAGCAGCCAAGCAACACCACCAGCCACCTGTGAAAGCACAGCAACAAATGGCCACATTCCAGCGGATAGCAGCTTCTGGAGGCTCTCAGATATGGATGAAACAGACTTTCCAAGGTTTGCTACTTCGTTGGCATATCGTTGATCTAACGATATAGAATCCTCTGTACGAGAGTTCAACTCTGCAGCGGCCTTAGACAGATTACGAAGTGACACCACAGACAGACCAGTTTGAACTGAAAGATCCTCGAGTATAGCAATCTGCTGGAGCATTGGCTGATTCTTTGTCAGCTGGTCCACATAGGCACCCATGCTGGCGATGAATCGTCTCTGCTCAGTGTCGTTGCCAAGATTCTCAGGATTGATGCCCAACGCCATGGCTGTCTGCATGCCCTCAGTCGTTGTGGCCATGCGCTTGAAAAACTGGACGTAGTCACCAGACATGCCAGTGAATTGACGAAGAGCATCATCAATCTTTAGTGTGCTCTTGATCACTTGGGCATAGTTGCTGATGTTGCCCATGATCATCAGGGCTTCGCCCAGGTCCTTAGTGAATCGGCCAAACTCATCAGCTGTGAGACGAGTGTTCTCACGAATGGTGGCCAGTGTGTCACCCATCTGAACCAGATCCACACCAGCTTGCTTGGTGTAGAAGACCAGGTGTGCAGCATTGTCACCACTGATTCCAAGAGCCTCAGCCATCTTCACGGCCATGGCTGCAGATGTGGTTAACTCGTCCGTTCCAGCCTTGAAATTGAGTCTGCCGAGTGTGGCCATGGCTTCAACAGTGGTAGCCACTGTGCCACCACCTTGAAAGGCAGCTTTCAAACCTTGAGCGAAGAGAACACTGCGTGTGCCAATGTTGCTGGCAAACGTTTCAAAGCCTTTCTGAAAGGCGTCAAGCTGTGTCTTTACAAGACCATACAACTGGCCAAACAACGAGTCCTTGATCTCACCAATAAGTCTGAAACTGATGTCACGCAGTTGCTTAAATCTGTCTTCAGCAACATTTGTAAGAAGTTGTTTAGATGTATCCCTGGCCCTCTGTACTAAGTCCTCAAATGCAGATATTGTCGAAGTGAGTGCTCCTGTTGGGTCAGCATTTCGTATGCGTTGCAGACTTGCCGCAACCAAATCAGCTTGGCTGGTGAACTGGGTGACAACAGTCTTGCTCTTGTCCATCTCAGCTTGGAAGCTCTCTTGAAGAGCGCCAAGATTGAGCAACATGGCTCGAAGATTCTCAACATCAGATGCTTGAGTGGTTCTGATGGTGTCGGACAACTTCTTGATGTCAGTGGCTATGGTTTGAGCATCCGCGCTGATGGTAATGCTCAATGCATTGAGGCCTGTCTCGTAGGACTCAAAGTTTTTAAGGGTGCCAGCCGCGATATTCTTGATCTTCTGACCAGCTGAATCACTGGTGTCAGTGAGAGCTGACGTGATCAGAGTCTTAAGCTTGAAGGCTTGAGAAACTGCACCAGACAAAGCAGACTGTCCAGCAATCTCATTTAGCCGGGTAAGCTCGTCATTGATTTGAGATATGCCTAGAGGAATACCAGCGGCTGTAGCTTGGGCCAAGGCATTTCCAATCTCGGTGATGGCAGTGCCCAACCCACCTGTCACTGAGGCTTGAAGCTGACGGTATTCGTTGGACAGACGACTAACTGCCACTCTGGCTTGATCAGTGGTTCTAGCATCACCAGTGATTGCCTTCAGAGTCTTAGACATCTGACCACTGTTGAACACCGCATCGGCTTCCTTGATGCGCTTGACAAAAGAGTCAAAGTACTGACTAGTAACTTTTGTACTGTCAGCTATCGACTTACTTGATTGGGCCAACCCGTTGGCTAGTGCTTGTGCTTGAGCGGCTGCTGTCGTCACAGACTAACTACGTATCGTCGCAGCAGCGTACCAGAGTAGCAAATCTACTTTGCCAAGTGGCCAGTCAGCCATGCGAGGACAGGCATCTCGAGCACCCAGACAAAGGTTGTGGGCCGTATCAAATCCAAACTTCTTGGCCAGCCTAACAAGGTGCACATCAGGCTTTACCAATTGGACAGCTCCCAGATTACGTGCAAGGTGCATGGAGAGCGCTGGACCCATGAAGGCGATGTTTTGTATGGCCAACGGATCTCTGTCCTCCAGATAGCGTTTTCTAAAAGGAGACCAGCCCTCCCTTACCTCAGCTCTGGTCTTAAAGATAGCGTTGAACTTTGCATGGTTTCGCCAGATCTTAAAGACTTGATCTTTGTCCGGAGGACTGGCAATCTCTGACGGGACAAAGCGTCCACGGCCATCGACCAGGTTATGGGCCACAAGAAGTTTGTCATAGTTGGCTGTCACGGCCTTGGCTGAGAAACCACTGACATAGACGCACCAGAGGTAGTTTCTAAAGAAAAACTCCTCAGAGATCACGTCCACAGACGCCAAGCTAATTGAGTTCCAGCTGTCATAAAACTCCTTACGGCAGTGCTCGTGGACGATTAACCAGGCGTGAAGAGCCATCTCGTCCAAGCTCTCAAAGTCAACGAGCTTCTTAGCTTTTACCTTCGTCTTGATACTTTCCATGAAAAATGTTTACAATTTAGGGTGAGGTGAGTACACTGCTTCCATATGAATAACTCATATGGACATAACCTGGTGACATCGATTAAGGATGTCGGTAGAAAAAATAAACCTGAAATTTGGGTCAGAAAGGTTGAATCGGCTCCAAGTCGTTTAGGAACAATGTATGCCCTAATTAGGGGTCCATTCTGGCCACCCTGTATCAGAAATGATTGTGGCTTAAATTCTCTAGACGATGTTACTACGAACAATTGGCTTTGTGATCAGTACGATGAATGCTTAGATGCTTATGAGCACTATCTTCTTGTCAGAAAATATCTGAGTGGAACAACATTGCTTCAGTACTTTGAGCATGAAAAAGATGTTAAAGTAGTTGAACTGGACAATGTCAAAAATTTCAGGGAATTTTTTGAGAAAAATACGTCTAGGTTGTTGGCCCTGCTGTGCGGGCGCCAAGAGAAGATCCTTTTCTCGGTGACCATCGGCCATCGAGGATTCATCGGAACATCAAATAAAAGTTTGATGTTGAGTCAAGTAAAGCTATTTGGCAAGAAGACAACTTTGGCTGACCATGTGTGGGTGAACTATACAAATGCTTGGTCAGTTGCTGAACCACTGATTGGAGGGAGAAAAGTCTACGTATTGGGTAAAGTTGTAAAATATAAGAGAAAAGACGGAACGACGGACTATTCCATCAAGGCAAGTAAGGTTATTCGTGCATGAAAAAACCCACCTGGATTTCTCCAGGTGGGTTTTGCTTAATCAGCTAGCTTAGCCGATGACTGGACCGAAGGAGCTCGGAGCATTTTGCACAATGCCGCGGGCGTAGAACTTCGAGTTGATCATCTTCTTCGCGAAGCTGGTCGCGAAGCCCCGTTGATGGAGGAAGTCAGGCAGCATGATATCAGGGGTGGTGTACAGCTTCTGGTACTCAGCTAGGACGTAGCCGGTACGGAGGAACTGGTCACCCTTGTGGCCAACGAGGAACTCGTTGGTCGGATAGTGAGGATCAGCGAAGATCTTCTTGTTGCCGAGGTCACCGATGTAGGTGATGCCCTGCATCTCAACGCGGTTGTTACGCGGCACGAAGTGCGGCAGCGTGGCAACAACGGTGGCGGACTGGAGGCCGAGCAGCGCCCAGTTACCAGCAACCATGTTCGTCGAACCAAAGATGAAGTTGGAGGCAGTCTCCATAGCATCAATGAACGAGTACTTGTGGGTCTGGTAGTTGACGTTCGAGGGAGGCGTAGCATCCCAGGTAACGAAACCAGCGTCAGCACGGGCACGCAGGTCGAAGATGACCTGACGATGCTTCTGATACTGAAGCGCGTTGGTGATGGCGTTGAGCAGAATCGACTCAGCGCGGATGTTGTACATCGCGGAGAGGTTCTGATCAGCTTCCTCGGACCACACGGCCTTCAGCTTCATTACCTGCGCAGTGACAGGGGTGGAGCTGATCTTGACCTCGTAGTCCATGATCGACTGATTACCTTCCGAGTTGAACTGGTAGGTAACCGAGTACGAAGCAGTGGAGGAAACGCCGGTGACAGTGAAGGCACCATTCACGTAGTTCACAGTACCGCCAGTGATAGCACCAGTGCCAGGACGGAGCGGAGTCCACTCGAGGGTAGCAGCGCCACCAGCGAGAGCACCAGTCTCGTTAGAAACGAGCTCAGAGCTATCGTCATCGCGGTCAACCGCACCACCGAGAGCGCGCCACATCGGAGCACCCTTAGGAGTCTGACCCTTACGACGACCAGTGATGATGTCGAGGTAGACGATCTGGGACACCGGACCAGCCATGGGCTGGAGGGCGACGAGCTGGTCGATGACATCATTCTCAGCCATGTTGGAGATGACTGGGAAGATCCACTTGTCGAAAGTGCCGAGGTTGGAAGTACGGGTAACCTCATCGAGGCGACCGAACTTACGACGGCAGTTTTCGAGCATGATAGCGGCGATGGGCCGCTTGTACTCCGGCATGTGCGAGACGAACTGCTTCCATCCGAGAGCTTCCCAGAGTCCACGATCAGACCCCTCTGCTACTCCGACGTCAGTATCCGCCAGGCGCTTGCCCCACTCATAGATTTCGGTGAAGCGTGTTACGCCACCGCCTTCTGTAGCCAGCTCAGGGCGGCCACTAGGTGCAATGATGACCATATTTTGTCGATGTTGTTGTTATTGTTGTGAACCCGAAGTCGAGAGACGACGGGCAATGGCAATACTCTCACTAATGTTACGGGGATTGCCAACCGGAACCACAATGGTACCGAGCTTGCCCGTGTCCTTTGACTCAGTGACTGGGGTTGAAGTCTCAACCTTGGCCTCAGTAATAGTGGCCTTGGTTTCAACATTCTCCTTAGACTCATTCGTCGCAGGGACAGTGGTTGTTGAAGCCGCTGGGGTTCCAACCGCGGCAGCCTTAGGAGCTTCAGCCTTCTTAGCTGGCTGGATAGACTCACGCAGAGAGGCAAGAGCCTCTGGAGTCTTAGCTTCCTTCAACTTAGCCGCAAAATCAGTATCGGTCTTGAGCTTATCAGAAAACTCAAGCTCGAGAACTCGACGACCAAGGCGAACGACAGAGTCGTTGCTCTCGGCCTGAAGTGACTTGTACCGCTTGGCCAGAATCTCCAGCGCAGTGGTAGCAACATCATACTTCTCATTCAGCGTACCCTGGTCAGCTTGAACGCTTTCAGCAAATTGCTTCCAGGCGCGGCCGCGGGCAAGGTTACGTTGGTTGACCTCCATCAACTTAGTGTTGGCGTCAAGCGATTCCTTGAGTTTGTTCTTCAAGGTCACGCCGGTTTGAACGATCTTCTCGGTGACTGAAAGCAGCTTCTGCTTCTCCACGCTGAGACGCTCAACTTGGGCAGTGGGGGCAGCAATAGCCGAGCTCCAGGTATTCTGGATGGCTGTAATCTCTTCGTGGAGACGTGTTCCGTCCCAACGACGATTAGCTGTATCCTCACTGCACCAAGCCTCAACATGCTGATGGAGAGTTTCCATCTGGCGCATGCCTTCAGCGTACCGTTGTGGAGTCAGCTTGCTGACTTCCAGGCCCGCGAATGACTGCAATGACTGACGAATTTGATTCGCGTCCATGGTATTTTTTGGTGTTTGTTTAGCTACTGGAGTTTTGGCTCCCTGAATCGAGCTCTCTGTTACAGTAGTAACGGAGCGCTTCGAAATCTTGGATTCACCGACTGGCTCAACTACGGCATTAGAAAAGCTGGGAGTCATTACAACGTCCCAGCCTTCGCAAATATAGTCTTCTTGGACTATGTCAATACCCTCTGAATTTTTAACCAGGCTACCATAGCCTCTGCTTGAGACTGTTGGGTTGTAGCCAGCCGCAATCAACGCTTGCATCTTGCGGCCTTCAGCTGTGTCAAGGAATACTAGTTCACCCGTTATAGATCCGTCCTCATTGAGCTGAGCGGATGTAACGATGTGGCTGATTGGGCTGAGCAATGTCACCTGACCATCAGATGGATGCTCAAGAAGACCGAAAGTCTTATTCTCGGCTAAACGCTTACGAAGAAGACTTCCATCCTTGAAGTTGGCCTCCCAAACCTTTCTCGTATAGATTCGGCGATTACCATTGACTTCGTCACAAAAGCCAAGGCGACCTATGGCCTTTGTGGCCTTAAAGCCACCACCGAGATCTTCATTGACTAGACCTTTCTGTCTATCAATGATGAAATCACATGAATCAACAAGGTATTGCTTTGCCACGTATTAAAAGCCAGGGTGTAAACGATGACTCAGACGTTTTATCTCTATCAGCGCTAAAATGATTGAACTTCAAAGCTAATCTTCGGACATTACACCAATGGCTCTAATGGTGAGCGCTTGGGCGTCTTTGGGTTCTTGATTACAATTGTTGCATTATAGAAGTTCCAACAGTAGTCTAACGCCTTTTCAACTGCGTCCATATTGGCCCCACGCATTCTAAACCAACTACGGGCATCTTCTGGATCCAATTCCTCTGATGAGCCATCACTAACATTAAGCACAAACCAGTCTAGGCCCGGTTCTCTTCTCAGCTCAATAGTAAGAGGTTGTGATGGTTGAACGGGCAGAGGTTCAACCATAGGTGGCTGATTCGACATCAATCTAGATACAAGTTCTTGAGCACATGACTGCTATTGCCATTCTGACTTACAATCGTCTTCCGGCCTTGCAAAAGATTCTTGAAAGCATCATGAATCAAAACAAAGTCAAAGACATAGCTATTTTTGAGGACTGTGGACAGCAGGACACCACTCGTTTTTGGCTCAATTCCACCTTGCCCAAAATACCAAGACCAGATCTTATGGCCACACAGCACATTCTTGGTGGTGGAACTGTTCAAGCATTTCTAGGAACAGACAATCTGGGTGTTGCTGGCAACAGCAATAGAGCACTTAAGTGGTTCATGGAGGAGACCACAGCCGATCATTTGCTGCTGTGCAATGATGATATTGAGTTTGTTGGAAATGCAGCCAAAGCTTATAGAGATGCTCATGATGGAACCCAGATTGAGCTTTTTTGTTTCTGTGACTTCACAAGCACACAGTACAAGTGCACTCCTGTGATCTATAGGGGATTTGCTCTTAAAAAGCTTTCCAGAATGACTGGCATGATGATGTCAATCACGAGAAAGCTCGTGGAAAGTATTGGTTATTTTGATCCTCAATTTGGCCGATTTGGTGAGGAACACTGTGACTATACCATAAGAGCTCGCTATGCTGGACACCAAAGCATCATGGGCATACAGCAGTATTGTGTGGACATCAATCCATCAATCCCAGTGCTTAAACATCAGGAGGTTAACTCAACAATATCACAGGCTGAAAAGCCAGAGTTAGACAGAGTGGCGAGCTTAACCATGAGAGAAAAGTCTAAGCGCTACCCATTTACAAGTCCATACCTTGGTTTTTCCTTAGTAAGAAATAGAATGACAGATTCTATGAATGAAGCTGGCATTCAGACCGAATTCCTACTGGGTCATACATCCATCTAGGCGATTTAGGGCACAGCTAAGCATTTCGTCCTCGTTGGTCTCAAGTGAGAATGGTCCTTCTACAAATTCAAACCTACGACTTGGTGGACCTCCTATTGTTCCAACAGGCTTGTTGGACAAAAGACCTACAAACTGGCTAAACTGGCTTGATGACGAACCAAAAACAAACGCACATCCACTTAGATTCATCAAGTCTATGACAGCGTCTTTAACACCATCCACTGAGCGGTAGGGATTTATGTCAAGATAATCAGCATGAAAATGTTCAGATAGAGATTGTTTTATCCGTAAATTTGGACAGCTTATGTAGAATCTAGTAGTGGGTCTTGCACTTACAATTCTGTGCATTAAAGCCTTAAATGCCTCTTCAGAGGCTCCACTAAAGCAGTCAAGGTGATTTACACCTTCAGGCCTGTAGTCACCATATCTGAGATGGATTCCAATGTAAGATGAGTATTTCGAAGGAGACGCTTTGGCCAAGATCTCTCTTTTGAATGGAATACTTGACAGAAGTGTCTTAAGTGCATCTCTGTGATCTTCGGTGTGAAATTGTCCTGAAAATACTGGAGCAGTCCAAGACTTTATGACTATGATGTCGTGTGGATCATCTCTTCGTATGTTGGTGTATTCGTGAGGAGGAACTAAACCTGCATTGTAGACTTTACAGGTGACTCTAGCATCTAGTAGCCTGTATGACAACTCATGATCAGAAATAATGCTTAAATCTGAATCAAATATGTCCGTAAAGCTAACGTCCAACTCACTGTTTTTTGGCCAATAAATCTTAAAATCACGATTAAGACTATCAGCGATTATTTTTGAACCCAACAGTGAGTGGATCCTATTGCAAAGTCCTGATGTGCAAGAAGCCACCAACATTAAACAGGAGCACCTGGGTGAGTGTGTGAGACACTGAAGCCATCTTCAGCTTTGAATTTTGAGACAATCTGGGTTAGAAGATTTTTGTGATACGGAGTCAGATCGATCTTATTTTGCTCAGGCACATACAGACCGTCTGAACCATTCATCATGTGGCCAAAGTCCCAGATGTTTCGACCATGATAGAAACGAACGTATTGTGCTGGGTCACAATTCCAGTTACCCACATGGTTATCAACACAAATAACTCTGTCTGAAAACCACTCCAGAAATTTTGTGTCCTCTCTTACTTCAAGAGAAAGATAACGGGCTGGTGTGGATCTTTCGTAGATAACTGACATCTGTTGGCCTGTGGGCATCTTGTCATAGAAAGCACAGTTGTTAGTCAACGAACACCGTATTTGCCAGATGAAAGTTGATATGTGCTTCTCGCGTGTGTTGGCCATCTGATTCTCGATACGAGTGGGGTGGTGCCAGTCATCGTCGTCCCACGTCATACACCAGTCGCCTGTGGCATTCTCTATCGACCAGTTTCTTAGATCACCAAGTGTTACTCCTTGGCCCTTAGTAACAAACACCTCCTTGATTCTAGCATCAGGGGTTTTGCACACTTTTTCGTTGCCATGGTTTATGATGACAAGTTCCTTATTGGACCACGTTTGGTCCAAGAAGCAACCAAGAGAAACTCTGGCAAGTGGGTAACGCTCAGCATTCTTGCCAGTGATCATCAGCGCTGATACTTTGGGCTTTTTCCACCCAGAGAAAAGTTGGGCCCTAAATAGAGTCCACTCAGTCTCCTCCACTCTTGGCCTTGTGATATTACAGGCTGTCCAATTTATTGGATTGACCTTGATTCCTGACATGGTCCAATGCATCCATGTTGCGTGATCAGCGTTGTGCTGAAGTACTGGCATGGTATTCATCACCACAACAGGAACAAGACTCACGTTAAAAAGGACACTGCCAATAGGTGATTGTTCCCACAGAACACTGTCCTTTCTAGCGACACAGACAGACTTAGAGACATTGCAGTACCAATCAGCAACCACGAAGAGGTAGTTGTTGGTCTCCATCAATGGCCAAATACGATTCACTAAGTCATCACACACCATGTCTCTAGCCATGATGGGATACATAGTAGTTGGGATATTTTTAATCCTCGCCTGTCTAAAGGCTTCATTCGCACCAACTGACCACCAGTGTTGGCCATAGTCTATAACATTTGTCTCCTTGGCCGACGTGGCATTCAACATTGGCGCACGTCCAGGATGTGTAATGGTAAGAAACCAACTTTTGCCTTTCAAAAGTGAATCAAGTTTGGCTATGCATTGATTCACTTGGTCATTGTTTTCGTCTGTTATTATTACAACAGCATGAAACACCGTTGATACTTTGAATGCGTCAACAGAATAAGGAATAACGACCATACCGTTGTGGGTCATCGTTTCAGGTTCTTTCTTGACTTTTCCAACAGCTTTTGAGTATAGCCGCTGACAAGTTGAAGCGTCTAACAGTCCAGTGACATTGATGCCGTTGTCTATTTGAAACGACCTTAAACACGTTTCAAATTTGTTAGACTTAGATACTTTGTATCCAAGAATAATCAAATACTCCTGGGCCGTTTTGACGTCGAGCTTCATGGTTTACCACCAGACAGGTAGGTAGCAGCCATTCTGGCTGCTTCAAAACCAACGTTCTTGGTTTCTCCAATGCTCTTAATGACAAAGTGCATGCACCTAAAGATTAGGATACACATCCACATCAAGTAGAAAAGAATGCCTCCCAAAAGTGCATTTGTGAGTGATTCTGGCCACACTTTGTAGATCACAAAGATTGCTATGGGCGAAGTGATGATTCCAAGTATGAATGGTGCATCAAACCACCGCAAAAAGCCCAGCATAACCAAGAAGTCAAATTGATTCTCTGGCTCACGAGGCAAGTCAAGATTAGTTTTCATTCGAGGTCACCTTTCTGGATTTTTTCATTGGCCAACTGCTCAATGAGCTTGATTGAGTCCTTGACAGAGGCATTCTTGTCCAGGTAATAGCCATTGGCCACTTGCACAAGCTTCTTCTTCAACTGAGATGATGGCCGGGTAAAACGCAAAGACAATTCACCATCATCAGGATTCTTGCTCAACCATAAGATAGGTGACTTGCTTCCCTGCTTCAAAGCATAGGATATGATTTTCTCCTGGCTGCTGTCCTTTCTGGATTGTTCAGCTCGCTTGAAATTAGAGTTAAGGAAGTTGATGATTTCAACACTTCGCTCATTCACGCTGTCATCAACTGGGATGGTTGGAAGAGCCCGGATAGGCGCTTGGCTGTCACTGGTTGGCAAATCGATGTTGACTGCGGGTATTCTGTTTGTGCGACTTCCAAGAATAGATGGATGTGGAGTGATCTTGTCCAGGCCCAAAGACCTCGTCTCAACCACACAGGCTGACTTAACTCCACAGCCCATACACTTTGGATGCTGATCTTCGTACATGATACCGAAGCAGCTCAACGCGAGTCCTTGATCGACTGGAAGTCTGGCGTTGACGACTGACAGATGGTGCTTGACCTCCTCGTTGATCTTACTCAACATGTTACGGGCGGCTAAACTAAAAAGGCGTCTTACGACGACTTTGTCTGTGCTACGAGGAACCTCAACCCCAAACACTTTTGATAGAAAAGCGACTGAGGCATTCCATGAATAATCTTCAGAGGATGTTGACATAAAGACTTTGATTTTAGCTATAACCTGTTTGCGTACTTCCATAAAATGTTCAGTGGACATACCCAGTCCACTGGCCATATGGGAGTAATGGACTTTAAGATTGGAGTTACGGCCATGTTTGGCCATGTCGCCCCACATCTCATACTTAGCGGATAGAACTGCTGCCGCGTTTGGTGCGCTAAGCTGTTGAACAACCAGCGATTCAAGGGGTGTCAACACAGAACGCAAGTCCTCAAGAAGTTCAGCACCAAATGACCCAAAGTGATTGTCTGACTCTGGACACTCCAGACGTGACTCAACTTGCAGACGTGCCTCAGGATCATCGATGGAAATCTCAATAGGCTTGTGGTGTTCAGTAAGGAAGTCACCCTTTTCCGGTGGACGAATGCCAGTTCTTTTCAATGTAAATCTGTGGCGTTGAACTTGTCCCTTAACATGGTTGTTCAGAGCAGTTTTGAGATACTTGAAAAATTCAAACCGGCTGCTAATTTCCATGTGTTTTCCATTGTGGAACAAGACACCAATTTTGACACGACACTCTGACCTCAACTCCTCTTCGGTGAGGTTGACACAGCCAGGATCAATGTATGGCCGAATTACATTTTGAATCAGATTCTCAGTGTCTGAGGAAATCTCTTCAAAAACAGTTGGGCGATTTTCGAAATCGCATGGATGCACACAATGAAGTCGTGCATCCCTGTCTAACATTTTGTAGTCTATGACATCCTCATAGGAGGTCATCCTCTTCTCTGTCTTCGGGTGGGTAGTCATCATATACGGGGAACTCTCCAGACATCATTGGATTCATGATACCTGTCATGGTCACAAAGACATCTGTAGCAGATTTTTCTGTTTTACCAAAGCGTTTTGCTATCTTAGCGATAGCATCTGGATCCTTGTCAGAGTTTAGTATCTCCTGAACCATCTGACCCTGCTGCTTCATCCGAGCTATCTCAGCAATGGTTAGGACTTTCAATCTCTGGCCTCCAACACAAGCAAATAACTTTAGGGCTGGCTTCCAACCGACAATATCAATGACTTGTGGCCATATGGTATTTCGGTACTGGGCCATGAATAGATCTTGATCTGTGAAACGTACATACTTTTCATCGTATAGCTCAGTTTTGATCTGTACGTGAGTCCAAGAGTAGAGGAACTTGGATGTGTCCATGCTAAGACCCCAGGCAAAAGCTGCACCACGAATGCAGTCTTGTCTTCTGTGATCATCTTCCATGATACATTCAATCATGTAACGTATGGCACCCCTCATCTCCTCAGACGCCCATGGAGCACTGATCCCTCGGATCTTAGTCAGAATGGCGTCTGATCTATCTTTGGCGTCTTGACCGTCATCTGTAAACCCAGAAAGTCGCTCAAGCGCAGCATCATCGTCTGTGCAATGAACACGCTTGGTAAATGTTGTGGTCTTTACTAGCTCGGATCTGAAGACATTCTTAGCACAAGTAGACAGCCACGAAAAAAGGGACCCCTTAGCGGGGTCCCATTTCATGAGCCATTTAGGAATTTTCTCCTGTGCTGCTACCACCAATGAGTCTAGTGGTACGGTATGATGGAATTTTTCATGCTGTGCGAGACGCTTAAACATCTCGGTGGAGTCGGCAATGATAACCTCAAGGAGGTCCATTGCTTCCCAGGTCTTGTCTTCGTCTATCAGTCTTTTCCAATTAAGGACCAATGGTCGAATTTTTGACTCTGGGAAGATGTGCTCATCCTTAGTTCGGTTTGTGTCTTTGGCGACTCTCGGCATGATACTAAGAACGCGACTTTCGGGAAGTCAACGTTCCAGCCTCAACATATTGACGACGAATGTCATCAATAGCTTTTACCCGAGCCTCGTGACCTGGCATCTTGTCGTGTGATGACGCAATAAAATGCAGGCTGTTGGACAAAGCCACCAAACCCAGCACAAAACTGCCAGAAACGTGGCTTACGAACGCACCAGTGATGGATTCAACCAGGGCCAAATCCAGCTCTAGGTCAGCTGCAATACGCTTGGAAATCTCAGAGTGTTCAACAGTACCTGTTGGAACTCCCGAAGATTTGGCGGTGGATCCCGAGGACTTGACAACCGAAGGAGTCGATGGGGCCTCATCTTCAGCCTCTGTTGGCGTGGCTGGCTGAGCTTCTGCCAAAAGCTCAAGAGCTAGTTTCACAACCTCGTCCTTACGTGGAGCGTAAGCATTCTCAACCTTCTTGGTGACTTCAGCAGCCAATTTCAACACCTTTACAGGGGTGGGGCTGCCACGCTTGGGTACATCAATCTTTTCAGACTTGTTGATCTTACCTTTCAGCTCATCTGTGTTAAGAAGAATTTCTTCAATCTTTGACACAGTGGCGAATGTGACTACGTTTTCTTTCTTGTCCATGTTTGTTTACTTCGTTTTTGATCCTAGTGACTTGTGGCGTTGGGTAAACCCAAATACTCAACTATTGCTGTTTCCCATGATACGATTAAGCTCAGCGTTGGCCATCGACAGTGCTTCCAGCTCTGGGTTGTAGTTGCCATATCGACGAACGGTGGCTGTAAACTCCTGTACATCTGGTGATCGACTTCCAAGCTTTACTTCACCACTGTCTGTCAACTTGATGGATATGCGCATCAAAGCCTTATGAATGGCCGCCTCACGCTTGGCTGGAAAGTTTTGCCACGCATAAGCATCAAAAACTACGATGTAATGCTTGTCAATAAAAGCATTGAATGGTGCACCAACTTTCTTTAGCTGAGCAGGATCTCCCTTGCTGGCCACATACTCGTTGTCGCTGTTCATCTTGATTTTTAGGCAAGACGTGATTGAAACTCCGTGGGTTACCAGAGCTGTGAAATCTGACTCAGACAGCACGTCGTTGACAAGCTGTTCAAGCTCAGAGCTTTGTTCGTACTCAGTAGGCATTAGATAAGATCCTCGTCATCATCAGTTTTCTTGCGGCCAAACATTTCATCATCGTCGTCATCAGACGCCAACGCATCAATCTGGGCTTCAGAGGAGAATATCTTTTTCTCTGTAGCAGCCCACAAGGCATCAAAGTCGACCTTGTGCTCGTTGTAGAATGCAGGCCAGTCAATTCGAGAGTCTATGGAAGGATTGGCCCTCTTAGACTCAAATGTGGTTGGTGTTACTCCATTTGCTTGGAATCTGAAAGAGATAGTTCCAGATTCATCCTTGGCCATATCTAGCATGATGAAGGTTTCTAGCATGGAGAAGGTTTCGCTGAAACCACCACCCGCGCTATTCTCATCACCAAACAACAAAACCATTCGGCCTTTTCTCAATGGCTTCTTGACTCGATTCTTGACCGTCTTCATCTCAATCAAGAGACCATCCTCAAGCTTATTGTCTGGGTGTAGCTTGTACTTCTTAGGCACTTTTTGCACGAAGATACGCTGAGACGCGTAGAACTTCAAGGCTCTGCCACCAAATGTAGCATAGTCATTCTCATCTGGCAGAGCATTTGGGTTCTTCTTCATCTTTTGAGCAAAAGAATCAGAGACCTGGTTGATGCAGAGCAGGCAGACATTGTGCTTATTGATCGCTCTGGAGACTCTCCGGAACGCAGAGCGTAGCTCCTTTGCATGTCTTGAGAAGTCCTGCTGTCCCCATTCCTGGTTAAGCTCCTGCTCAGTGGATGTTGATGCGATCGTGTCGATCACCACAAAGATGAACTGTTCACGATCTGTGTCCTTGGAACTCTCCTCAACAACCTTGACGATACGCTCAATGGCATCGAAGATCTGGCCAATGGTGTCACAACGACCAAGAATGAAGTCAGCTTTGACACCATCAATGGTCAATGAGTTGTCATCAGAGAAAGATTGCTCATTGTCAATATAGAGCACATGGGTGTCAATTTTCTCTGGATCCAGCTTTTCATAAGTCGTCCTCTTGACATTATCAGTGCCAAAGGTTACCACACGCTTATAGATGTTTTTAAGCTGAGCACTGATGCCAGCCTTCTTGGCCAATGCTGTCTTGCCTGACGCATCGATTCCATAAACCTCAATGATACGACCAAAAGGCAATGCGCCTGTCACGGCATCATACACCTTGTTGTCAATCATGAGGACATGCCTAACGTCTGATAGGATAGACGAAGACATACGGCCGAATTCGGCCAGTGGATCACCCTTCTTGTCTGAAGTAAGTTTCTGAAGGGCTGCAAGGACCTTGTCCTTGACTTGGGGTAGCGACGGTTTTTTCATTGCTGAGTACGGCTAATTGCACTGCGAAGTTTGTCCGACATGCGAGACGAAGGACGTGTCTGGACCTTCTCAACTGGGGCAGGAGGAGCATCCTCGATGCTGATGTCGTCCACACGAGCTTGAGGCACTGGATCACGGACCTCATCAGTCACATCATCGTCATCATCAACAGATGATACTCCAGATGATCTGGGCGCTTCTGGCTCAGTAACCTGACGAGCTGCTTGACGCAGACGATTGGATGGTGTTTGAACTGGCGCTTGAGCTGGAGCTTCAGCAGGTTCCTGGAAGTCAAATGGAACATCGTCATCATCTGCTGGGGCTGGAGCCTGAGCTCTAGGGGCAGGACGAGCTGACGGTACAGAGCGAGGAGCTGCTGGTGGCAATTGAGGACGAGGAGCTGGAACTCTTGGAGCTGAAGCACGAGGGGCTGGAGCTGGAGCTTCCTCTTGATCCAGATCATCATGCTGTTGAACACGAGGAGCCGGAGCCGAAGGACGAGGAGCCGGAGGTCTGGCTGAAGGACGAGGAGCCGGAGCATCATCGACGTGTCTTGGGGCTGGTCTACGGGTTGGAGTGGCAATCTCAACTCGTCTCACGGCCTCTTCAAGCTTTTGGCAAGCAGCATCCATTTCGTCCGAGCCAAGAGGTCGGTAAGTCGGCATCTTGATACGGCTGTGGATGTAGGCCATCAAGTTAACGCGATCTTCTCTGGTATAGTCTTGAGGGAAGATCGAACGAGACTCATCCTTTTGGAGGCTAATCTTGTTGTTAGCTCGCTTGACCACAAAGTCAACACCGATCTCTGGATCCAAGATGCTGTTGTTGGCCGACGGATTTTTGTCTTTGGCAAGACGATCACGATACCGCTTCCAGTACTCAACAAGCTCAGTGAAATTGGTCTTGTTCAGCCAGAAACGATAGGGTGTCCACTGCTCATCACCCTCTGGGTAGAATGGCTCTTGCCCTTTGCTTTCCTTAGACCACACCAAAGCGTAAGTCAGCCACTGGCTGTTAGCCGAAGCTTTGTAGCCAACAGTCGAGATATCACGATTGGAGTTCTCACGAAACTGCTCACTGAGATCGCAGAGTGGGCAGTGAGAATCTGGGTTGCCACCACACTCAGGAGGAGTGGAGCGAGCACAGAAGTGCGGGCGTTTGTTGACCCAATGTTGAGCAATACGGGCAAAGAAAGTCTTGCGCTCACCTAGAAGTGCTGGGAGGAATCTGATCATCCACAAATCGCCCTCTTTCTCAAGCTTGATCTGGTTATCATCACGCTTGTTAGAGGCTGCTTTACGCTCCTTCTCGATGTCATCAAAGATGTCATCGCCGTAGTTGTCTGGACTGTACTGGTTACTCATCGTCGTTTCCTGTTATTAGTTTTCTACGTGTCGATTCAGTTGAACGGACTAAGTCTAATTTGGCTTGCAGAACATATAGGAGATTGCTGAGTCTGGATGACCATCCCAAGATCTTGGAAAGTTCCTCATTGACTCTAATCACATCAGCGTCGATCTCTATCAATTGCTCAATGGCGTTCTCAGAGACTTTTCCTGGAATCTCATCTTGAGCTTTTCCATTCTTAAGTCGAACAAAGGCCTGAGCTCTTACTGTTTTGACCTCTTGCTTCTTGATTCCCTTTTGTTCAATGACCCACTGCAACTGTTGATTGACCCATTCGATGATGGCTGGAAGCTCGACTGCAGCTTCGCCAATCTCTTCGTATGGATGCTTTAGGAAGACATCTAGGTTCAGAGTAAACTCAGAACCTAGATCTATGATTCCCAATTCAGGAAGAGTGTGGTCACTCATTGCTCTAACAGACTTAGTTTTTCCATGATGTCGTTGACACCAACATTAGCGAGAACTGCACAAAATTTCTGGGCTTCCTGCTCGGGACACTTTCTCTCAGGAAATCCTGAATATGCAAAACAGGGACTGTTTGGACAGGCCTCCTTTGCATGGATAGCCAAGTCCATGTAGGCCTTGTCATAGCCTATACGGACACGAGGTGAATGAGGTCCCCACACAGAAATAGCTGGAACTCTACAGGCTTGTGCCATGTAAAGTGGTGCTGAGTCCAGGCAGAAGACACACTTGGACTTTGAAATTATGGTGAGAACAGAACGCAAGGGAAGATCACTTATGAGGTTGATGATCTTAGCCTGCTGTTGACTCATCATTCTTAGCCGTTGAACAAATTCACCAGCAGGCATGTCCATGTCTGGCAACTCATGGCGCAATGAACCAATGATGAGCACGGGATGCTTCTGGGAAAGTTCGTGGATTAGGTTCAACCACAAACCATAAGGAGCTGATCTTACGACTCCATGAGAGAACGGAGCTACAACATAATATGGCTCAGACCTAAGGTCTATTTGCTTCTCAGACCAGATGGCGTGATAGAAAGCGTGTAAGCCACGAGTGTCTGACTCATCAAAACCCACAGACGGTCTCTTGTAGACTGGATCGATTGTTTTTGGATCAAAGCCAATCTGTCTGTAGAGCACATCGTAGACGTTAGGCTGTTCTCGGTCCTCGTTAAATTCAGTCACTGACTCAATAAACCAGTGGTAGTCATACAGAGGAAGGGTGTCATAGACTGTTGGTCCATAGAGCGGAGTCTTAAGATGCAAGGCTGGATGGTTGTACAGCACGGAACCTCTATCAACCAAGCTTTTAAGAAAGAATTTTACCGTGCCACCAGACATGTGATGGAGGTAAGATAGTGGACCAGACAGAAAAAGAAGATCACCGATGCCACGGCTGCGGTGTCTTTCAACCAGTATCTTAGAGTTATTAAGGTTGATCAGTCCAACAAAAGGCTTGTGGTATGCACTGCCTTTGAGATCAGAAACTTCCTCTACCTGATCTTCAGAGAAACGGCTGGAGTACTCAGCGTTTACTACATATCTGTTTGGAGGGGTAAGAGACCACGTCTCTTGATCACATCGTGGCCACAAGACGGGCTTGGCCATTGTCATTACGAGCCACCGGGGATTGGAAAACTTCAAAGACTCTTTCATGCTGACTAGAACTCGGCAAGTAAAGAGCGTTGAGTCTAACTTGGTCCGGCAGCTTAATATCAGTCTTACGACAACAGCTTCTAGCTCCTATTCTGGCTTTTCTTCTAAAGATAATGTGGCTTTTAAGCAAGTCGGCACAACATCTAAAGACAGCAAGTTTTGTGCCATCCACCTTGTAAGTGAATGGTCTTAACTCCTTAGAGACCCGATAGATCATCTGGTGATAACCGGTCCAGTCTCTCTGTCTTCGCAAATAATTGAGAATGGACCTCTCAATTACTGCTGGACTCAATGATCGTGTAACATCAGGCATCAATGTCAGTAGTGTCTAAATATGGGTGAATGGACGTTGGAATCTGGTCTATCTCAGCCTTGGTCCACTTGCGAACTCTGGGCCAAATTTGGTATGGACGATACATGTGAGCGTTCAACATACCAGGTTTAACATTCGGCAGTGTGTTGGCAATCCACCCTTCAAAATCATAAGAGGGGTCATCATAGTGTCCTGAAGTACGATGCTTATCGATGATCTCCTGCATGGTCTTTCGAGTCGCTGTGAAGTGGATTATGCCTCTTACATCCACAAGTTCAACGCCTCTGTGACCATCGGGCTTGCGACATTCAACAAAAGAAACTCCTGGCCCAATGTAAGCTGTGGCCATGTCCTTTGCACCTTCGATGGGATACCCTGGAAGGCCAATGGTGGGTATCATTCCAAGGGCTATGGAGGTGGGCTTGTAATCGGCCACAAACCTCTTCATATTAAGGAAGTAATTCTTCTTCCACAGCTCATCGCCATCGACGATTATGATGTGCTCAAAACCAGATTCTCTGATCCACTGAACTGATTCATTTCTGATGTGGGTCTCAACCTCGATCAGACTTCTGCCTAGCCTTCTGTATTTTGATACGCCAAAAGTCTTGACTCTCGCATTAGCCCCAAGATTGTTAAGTTCCTTGGCCACATTGTCAACCTGAAGCAAGTCCTCAGGCGGTGTGATTCTGCCATTCCAGTACTCATCTGGAACGCAGAAAAAGAAGTCTTGAAGACCTTCATCCAGAAGACGCTTACAAACCTCAAAAAGGCAGAAGTCATCTTTGGTGGCTTGAATGTATGCAGCGTATTTCATAGATCTTTTGGGAAACCAGTGGACTTACGATATTCGAACAAAGATTGGCCAGACTTGTATCTCTCAGGATTGGAATGATTCATGTCGACTACATCCTTCATTCGCATATTATTGTCTGGGTGATAGTGGCTGAAAACAAGGTGAAGAGCTTTAATCATGATGCCATCTTGAATAGCATGGTATGTAAGCTCAGTATCACAGTACATTGACTTGTAACCGGGATAGAAGAGATAACCCAGTTCATCGTGCCGTTCCTTCGTGACTATGGGCAATGTACACAAGTCTTTAACATAGCCATCATTTACCATCACAACATGACGACGATTGATCCAGTCTTTGTCAGAGACCGCCAAGATCCTTTCGTTCCAACTTCTGATGGGGTAGAAGTCGTCAGATATGGCTATAAGTACTTTTCCATTGGCTTTCTTGGCTGCAGCATTCCAGCCTTTTACACAGGTCCCTGGAATGTCAGGCTGGATGACTACCTGACTCACGATGCCTTTTGATTTCAATGATTCATGGCACTTGCAGGCAGATTCAATGCTGGCCGAGTCATCTTGATCGACTGCAATGATTATCTCAAAGCATGAGGTATCCGTTGCCATTTTTACCCATAGATCAGCCATGGGTCCAATGGCTGGTGGACGCCTTGATGTGTAGCAGAGCGAGTAAGTCACTCTGCTTAGAACAGCAAATTATGAATTAAAGATAGTGGCGTAAATATCACCAGGGATTTGACGGTGATATTTCTTAAGGATCTTCTTGCCAAGCAGAGCTTGCTTGGAGGTTAGGCCATGGCAACCGGCCAAAGCGTGTCCAATGATAGTGTCACAACCATTGAAGCCAATGTCATCTCGCTGATGGGCACCGTCGCAGACACCGGCCAACATTCGCAAAGCGGTATGAATGGCGGAGATTTGCGCCTCAGGCATACCTTGGGCGCGATCAAGCTCCTTGTTAGAAACAGTGACCAGTTCAACGTTGGGATCCATAATGGCTGGCTCCTCAGCTTCAAGCTGGCCGACAGTTCCATCCATGATTCGCTGCTTTTCCAGGATGATTTGGGCCATGCGAGCATCCAGTGAACCTTCAAGAGTCAGATGCTGAACCATGATGTTGGATGCAGTCTGACCGATACGATGTGTACGGTCTTCGCACTGGGTAACAGTAGCTGGCGTCCAGTCCAACTCGCCAAATACCACCCACGAGGAGGAGGTCATGTTGAAGCCAAGGCCCATGGCACGAATCGAACCACAGATCAACCAAGTATTCGGGTCATTGTTGAAACGATCAACAGACTGTTGTTTGGCCTCTGGCGTCATACCGCCCATAACAATGGGAGCACCAGCGAAGTGGCTCGAGATAGTCTCAAGCACGTCTCGATGGTGGGCGAAGAAGATGATCTTGCGCTCAGGATTCTCCTCATGGAGATCTTTGAGATGTTCGATGATGTGGTCCAACTTGGCAAGCACCGTGTTGTGGCGAACTTTGGAGAGCTCGTCAAAAGACACACGGGCCTCATACTTAAGAGCCTCCAGAGCTTTGTGATAGGCCTCCTTGTCCTCATTTACTTTGGCCAGCAGAAGAGCGGAGCGAAGCTCAATGAGACGAGATTGACGGGCAACATAGGCTGCAAGTTCAGTCTGAACCGCCTCGTAGGCTGCACCAGTGGCAGGCAACTCAACAACTTGACGAAGCTTAGGCGGAAGCTCCTTGAGGACTTCAGCCTTCATCCGGCGAATCATCAGATTCTCACGGAGACGACGATTGAGTTGGGCCTGAAGGTTAGGCTTAGTGGAGCAGTACTTAAACTTGCGCCAGTCTGACCACTTCTCATTCAGTTCCTCTGGGGAGCAGAGAAGGGTAAGCAACGCCCACAGGTCATCAGTTTTGTTCCAGATAGGTGTGCCAGTCAAAGCGACAACGTGCTTGGCAACCAGTGGCTTTAGAAAAGCGTAGCGTTGAGTACGAACGTTACGGATGTTGTGGGCCTCATCAATGACCATCAGATCGAAGCTACGGGATAGAAGAGCGTGATGATTCTGCTTGAGGATGTCAAAGTTGATGATGACGATGTCAGTGTCAGGAACCTTAGAACCTTTGGCAACGCCAACTGTTCGGTCGTCAGTGAGCCACTTAGTGAGCTCGTTTTTCCAGTTGATCTTGAGGGAGGAGGGCACAACCACCAAAACCTTGCGAAGTTCTGGATGAAGGTTGATGATACCAATCGCCTCGATGGTCTTGCCCAGACCCATTTCGTCGCCGATAAGAACGCCCCGTTTCAGCGTGGTCAGCGAGCTGTCAGTGTGGGCATACAAGATACCGGCTCGCTGGTAGCCAAGGTAGTCGAAGCCCTCAGGAGCAGGTACGGTGATGTTGGCGTCTTCAGCTTGGCTAGCAGCCAGCTTCTCGATGTACTCTGGAGAAGGATCAGTCCAGAGGCAAGCTGTCCACTCACCTGTGGTATCGACCTTTTTGATGCTAACGCCGTGATTTTTGAGTTTCTCCTTGTTCGTCTTCCAGAGATCCCAGAAGTTACGGTCAGGAATGGCGTTGCGAACCTGGCGCAAACCGCGGCTGGTGTCGACCAGTCGAGGCTGGCTCCAAGGCAGGAGGTTGAGGATGTTGATTGTCATAGTCGTCGCAGTCATCAGGGGTGAGTATACCTCCTGGCTGGGACGAATGTAAACAATCTTTTGAAAAAATTTCTAGAGCGTGCCAGACGCAGCGAAATGCGCTTTTTAGTCTGTCGAGATGGCTGTAAGATACTGAGAATTCTTAAGAGTCTGAAGTAGCTCGTTCATTTGCTTCTCGCCATCAGCTCGCTTGTTGATGTCCAATGTCAGGTCCTTGACTGGACCTGGGATGGCGCCACTGAATTTGTTGAGGATGTCGCCGTAGAGATACCGTGACCGTGCCAAAGAGAAATCACGCACCCACTTGGCCTCGTACGGAGGAAGATCTTGCGTACGATTGAAATTCTCAAAAGCAGTAACACCGGCATGGTAACGCTCAATTGGGTTGTGGATGTATAGCGTTTTTGTGAACACGTCATACATCCAATCAGGCATCACAGAGGTGACGCGCTGCCATGTTTTTCTCCATCTTAGAAAGTTATCGTACTCATCAAGGCCGGTACGAATAAGAGGAGCTGGTGATATAAGGTTACCGTAGAAAATTTCAGTTGGACTTGGAACATTGTCAACGAAATCAACATTGACAATTCCTTGAGCACCAACGTCTACACCCTGCAAGTAGATCGTCTTGTTAGCTAAAAGCCGTATGGCACCATATCTGATTCTGGGCCTCCACAAGGAAATGTTGTTGAGACCCTCTTGAATGCTGTCATAGACGTGCTGCTCATGCAGCTCAACGTTAAAGATTGGAGATCCCAATTGACGGAAAATCCAATCTTTCAACTGGTCGGCACTGTACCCATAGAGAGGTAGAGTTGGACCGACGGCCAATGGAACTTCAGGGTTCGGCACAAACTAACTACACAGCCATCACTTTTTCTTTGGATAGCGAGCCATGTAGCTATCAACCTGAGTAGGATACTTCTTGCGAAGGTAGCTTTCAAGCTGAGAACGGAACTGGAAATTTTTGGGTGGATTCTCCAAATCACACACAAAGACAGTGGCTTCTTTAGACTCAAGCTGCTCTTTAGCATCCTCCAATGTTGGCATCACAATGTCCGGCACATTTGGCGTTGGGATGGAGGTAGGCGGAGGAGGGAGAGGTATCGAGGCTTTCTGGCCAGCAGTGTCAAGAGTCACTTTCTCATTCAACAGAGAGTTGTCCAGTTTGGATTTGGGCTTGTAATTCTTAACATCGGCGTCATCATATTGGATCTCAGGTATAGACTCACCTCTGAATGGTGCGCCCTCTGTTTCAATAACACCAGACTTCTCCGTGGAGATCCTCGGCTTAGGAATCAGTCCAAGGCTGATGGCCTCTTGGATGGTCATCCCCTTGATGGGTGAGTTAGGCCCAGTGGCAGGCGATGGTGGTGCCAGGGTGGGAGTAACAAGTTTGCCGTCACCAGCATTCTTGATTGGAGCCGTCTGGATAACAGGCACCTGGCCACGTTCATCACGTGACATAACCCTATAAATATGAACCTGCTTATCTTTCAACACCTCTTTTGAAAGACGGTTCTTGCCAACATACGCATCAAACAAAGGATCATTGATGCGAACCTTTTGGCCAGAGGTGTTTAACGCTGTGATGAACTCACCTGGAGCTAAGGTGTAGGTCTGGCCAATAGCAGATATATTGATCTGTATTGGGAAGGTGTTGCCGTTAAAGTACCCACCAATGTTTGTAGTGTCAGACATAGACTAAAGAATAGATTTTCCGAGATTCAAACGAACATGTGTCAAAATTGCGCAAAGAGAGTCTGCCATGGCCTCAGAGCGGCCTGGATGTATACTAAATACACCGTTTTTACGGGTTTTCTTTATGGGAAAGTTAACATCTGGCCAAGCATCCATAGCAGCTTTTACCATCTCTTCCTTCTCCGCATGGTGGTTACCAGTACAAATACGCTTAGTATCATATGGGGAATAATACAAGACTTTGAACTGAAGATCAGCCTGCATTAGAGTTAGCAAAGCCACAGTGTAACCTGCGGCCATAGCCATCCCTTTGATAGCCAGGGCGCTCTTTGCACCACTGAGTGGCATCTCTACAACTACTAAGTCTGGACAGTGCTGAAGAACAAGGGAGCGCATCCATGTGCAGCTCTCACCAATACGTCGAGCATCATCCACAGCAACCTTAGTGTTTTTGTCAGACTGTCTCTCTGTTTCAAAGAATCCCGAGAATAGAAGTTTTGACTGGCGATGATCCCACTTGTCGCCAGTAAATTTGACAACGCTTAGGCCTGGTCGGCCATAACCGGCGTCTATTCCCATAACTGTCATGCAGGACAGAACTATTCTTCGAAGTTGTCAGACATCTTAATCTCCATTGGAAGTCCCATAATGTCGTAGAGCTCTTTCTCACTGATGCACTGTGTGCCATTCTTTCTAGCATCAGCCGACTTGTTATTGCCAGCACCATCACCCACCACCAGATAGTGGACCTTCTTACTGACTGAGGACTTAACTGACCCACCAAGGGACTCAATCTTAGCTGACACTTCATCACGAGAACCACTCAACATACCACCCGTGATACAGAAGACTTTGCCAACCAGAGGGCCAGACTTCTTCTCATCTTCAAAGACAAAACCAAGGCCGATGAGTTTCTCAAGCTCGGCCATGTTGTCATCATGTTCGAAGTAATTTCGAAAGTTAGAGAACGTCACAGGTCCCAACAGTTTCGAAACTTCATCCAAATTATCAAGCATGTCTGGCAGTGAATTCCACCGGTTGGCCAGCTCTTTGCAAGTGGTGACTCCAATGCCATCAATTCCAAGGGCATGAAGCTTACGCCACAGGGGTGCAGTCTTGGCCTTCTTCAAACCAGCAGCAACACGCTTGGACGCTGCAACACCTAGAAAGGAAAGATCATCAGCTGCAAACAAGTCTGAGAGACTGTTGATGCCTCGATCAACCATTGCCTTGATGCTCTGCTCACCACAACCATCAATGTCCAATGACTGCTTCTTGACTGCATGCTCGAGACGAGCAAACACCTGGTCCTTGCACATACGAGCAGTGCAGACAATGGCCACCTTGTTGGCGAGACGATCGACGGCTGAGTTGCAGCATGGACACCTATCCGGCATAGACCAAACCCCTCGGCTTAGCTTGTTTGCCACACCCACAACCTGTGGAATGATCTCAGCAGCCTTCTGGATGATGACTTCATCGCCGATATTGAGGCCCAGTCGTTGGATCTCGTCAGCATTGTGAAGACTGGCACGCTTTACAACTGTGCCAGCCAGATTTACGGGCTGCAACTCAGCCACTGGAGTCAGTGTGCCCAGTCGACCAACTTGTACTGTGATACCAAGGAGCTTGGTGACCTTCCGCTCAGGTGGGAACTTGTAGGATGTGGCCCAGTTTGGAGCACGGTTGTTGAGGCCCAGGGTGACCTGTGTCTTAATGTCGTTGACCTTGAAAACCAGCCCATCGATATCATAGTCCAATGTGCTTCGTCCAATAGACCAACCCTCGATAGCGGATTTTACTTGGTCAAGATCAAAAAGATTGATGACAGGAACTCCATTTTCTAGAGGAGTCCTGAAGCCGAGAGCCTGCAACTGTTTCAAACGTTCATGCTGGCTTACTGCATCAGCTGTGCCCACGTAGTCAGACTTTACGACATGGTAAGCCAAGAAAGCCAGGCCACGTTCAGCCACATCTGCCGGGTTTTTTCGCTTCATCGATCCAGCAGCCGCATTGCGAGGGTTGGCAAACAGCTCGTCGCCCTCCTTCTCCAGCTTAGCATTGAGTCGTTCAAACTGTTTCTTGGGCATGTAGACCTCACCACGAACCTCGCCACTAAACTGAGGAGTGAGAGGGATGGACTTGATCGTGCGAGCATTTGCTGTGACATCGTCACCCACCGAACCGTCACCACGTGTGATGGCTTTTACAAGCTGACCATCCTTGTAGATCAAGGACATCGAGAGGCCATCAATCTTTGGCTCGACCACACCCAAGGGATTGGCTTGATCACGGACTTTGCCTTTGAAGTAGCCGACCACTTCCTCAGCCGCGAATGTGTTTTCGAGTGAGAGCATGGCTACACAGTGCTTGACCTTCTCGAAGCTGTCGATCGACTGGCTGCCCACACGAGCGGGCGGTGAGGTGGGATCTGCCAACTCAGGGAACTGGGCCTCAAGAGTCTGAAGCTCCTTGAAAAGCTGGTCGTAGTGCTCGTCAGTGATAGTCGGCTGAGCAAGCACATGGTAGTTGTGGATATGCTGGTGAAGCTCGCTACGGAGCTGGTGGAGTCGTTGAGCGCTCATGCGTAGAATC